TTCCAAGCATAGACATTCATCTTACTGCCTATAGTTTCCATCCAAGATAAAGGTACATCTATTATCCGTTTAATTAATCTTATCATATCATCTATTGCGTCTGGTATTGTTTTCATAATTTTGGTACCGGATGTGTTAGTCTCCCAACACACCCTATCTTATACAGCTGATAAGAATTATTTATTAAATTTGCCCGATATCCAGGCGTAAGCTTGTTTAATTTTATCCCTAATTAGTATGATCACATACATTGCGTGAGATTTAATTTTATTTTTAATCATTTTTCTTTTCCTCAATTTCATAGAAGAAGTTATCGGTATCTTCTGTTTTCCATTTACCTGTATCTTCAACATTCCATTCACTCGTCTGCACTTTCCAATCGGGTATACTATCTTTTACTGTGAAAGAAGGTAGGTCCCATATGCATCTATTGTTTGGTTGTGCAGCATAATTACCATCATCTAAAGCAATTATGTGAGCGCACTTGTGTTCGTGCGGAATTTCTGAATGATCAGAATCTATTATATTACCATCTGGATGTGCCCAGTCAACTGTAAATAAGTATTTACCGTGATGCCATTTCTTATCTTTACCAATGTATTTACCAGATGCAGCGCTTAAGATATTCCAATGAGTAATAGTAGGATAATAACTGAAAGAATTCCATAACTCCAACTCGTCCAATCTATATCTAGGAACGTCTTTTGCTTTAAATCCTCTTTGAATGAACGCACTGATTGGCAATCTATAGTAGACTGCACCGTTTTCCATAATCGCATGGAATAAGATTGCGCGACCTCCCATAGAGGTAATGCCAAAGATAATACAATCTTCAACTTCGCCGTGATGTTTTTTAAGGTCATATAAGTACTCCCTTTTTATTTGAGCATAGGTTGCAGGTATGTTTGCATTGAGATAAGCCATTACTTAATCTCTCCCCAATTTGCTCCTGACTCGTAGTCTACCTTGTTTGGTACTTGTAATTCAACTGCTGATTCCATAATTTGTATAATTTTTTCTGCTTGTTCTGGTGATTCTACAGATATATCTACTTCGTCGTGTATCTGTATGTGGGGTATTATACCATTTTTATATAAAGCTACCATAGATCTTTTTGTCATATCAGCTGCACTACCTTGTATTAATTTGTTTAATGCTTTGTAAGTAAATGCTCTCTTTAATGGTTCATCATATTCTTTTCTTGCTTGTTCTAAGGGTAAAGGTTTGAATACACCAAACTGTACTGGTTGCCATAAATCAAAATGACATGCACGTCCAAGTAAAGTTCTTATCTTACCTCTGTCGTTTGCCTTACGAGATACATTATCCATAAGTTTTTTTACAAACGGAGCTTTGCTATGATATTGTCTAATTAGTTTCTCTGCTGACTCTTTCATCAAACCTAGTTCAGCCATTAATTTATTTTTACCCATTCCATACATCAAACCTAAATTAATTGTCTTGGCTTGCTTTCTTTTTATGCCGGCCATATCGGCCACGACTTGATGGAAATCAGCGTCTCCAGTTCTGTATGCGTCTACAATTTCATCAACTCCTTCTAAATTTTGTAGTTTTGCGTAATGCACTAAAATTCTTGGCTCTTGTTGTGAATAGTCAAATGAACCCCAAACATGATTTCCTTCTGGAATAAATATAGATCTAATCATAGGACCTAGTTCAGGATGTCGTGCAGGTATTTGTTGTAAGTTTGGATTACTCATACTAAATCTACCTGTTACAGTTCCACCTGCATCAGATCTTATCTGATTTATGTCTGCATGTATTCTACCTTTGACTGCGTGTTTAGTTATAGAATCTATAAATGTAGTGTGAGCTTTGTTAAGTTCTCTTGCTTCTGCAATTGCTTGAGGTAATTCATGTGGATGATTTTGTAAAAAGTTTTTAGTAAAGCTTGGCTCATTACTTTTTGCAGTTCTATCATAAGGTAATTTAAGTTTATCAAAAGCTTTTGCTATACTTCTGGCTGCCATAATTTCAACATCAACACCAGTTAAATCTTTTATTTTTTTAATTAATGTCTCTTCCCTTTTAATTAAATTTAGTTTAATATTTTGTGCTTTTTCTAAATCAACTCTCACTCCCTTAAATCTCATATCAACTAAACAAGGAAACAATTCTGTTTCTAATTTAAATACATCCATTAATTCTTGATTATGTAATTCTACATTTAATCTTTGCCAAAGTTTTAATGTAGATTCTGCATCACGTTCAGCATACTGACCTACAAACATTGGTGGTAATCTCCACATATCTGCTTTAGGATCTAATCCATATTCTTTTGCAGCTTCTTGTAATATTTTTTCGTCTTTACCTAGACCAACATAATGTTTTGCAAGTGTGTTTAATTGATAACTCATTCTGTTTTCATCAATCAAAGACGCAGCAATCATGGTGTCCACAATGGGTCCTTTAATGGTAAGTCCTGCTGACCTTAACCAACACACATCATACATCGCATTATGGAAGATAAACCTAGTGTTTTCTTGATTTAAGACATTTTGGAGCCATTTTAAGACCAATTGACGGTCCATGTTGCCTCCTTGCTCGTGATGTATAGGGAAATACCCTGACCACCCCTCTACGGCTACCGCAACGCCAGCAATGTGCCCTTTGCCTGTAACATTACCAGATCCTAGCTCTTTTAAGTAAGGATCATTAGTTTCTAAATCTATGGCAACTTCCTTTGCATCGCGCAAATCTTTTAGTTCGTCGGGCATAACCCATTCTGTTTCAGGGGTAAAAAGAGGCATTTGAGTTCTTCTCATTTGTAGTCTCTTTCCAAAATCATTTCTAAATAGTGAATAGCTTTTCTCACGTCCTCTTCTCCATTTTTATATTTATGTCTACAGATATATTTTATTGCATTTCCTTCTGCAAATTGCAACCCATTCTTGTTTATAAATTCTGCAGGCTGAATCGTAAAATTTCGGTAGTGATTTCCACCTACCTGCTTTTTTAAACTCTTCATAAAATTATAGCTCCCACAATAAATCCTACAATAAACCACACTATTTCTTGTCTATAGTATAAGGACCATACATCAAACTTTTCTTTCCATTTTTTCATTTTATTATTTTTTTCCTTCCTTTTAAAAAATTAACCCAATCTTGTTTATAAGCGGTATTTTTTTTACGATTACACTCCCAACAACAAAAAACTATATTACCTCGTTTATAGGTTTCATTTGGATTATATCTATCTGCTGATACGTTAGTTGGAATTTGTTTTATTTTTTCTTTTGCTAAATCTTTTCGTCTTTCATTTCTTTTAAAGGTAAAAGGAGTTTTACAATACAAACAAATTTTACCATCTCTTTTAACTTGTTCATTATAAATATCTTCTAATTCCTTTTTACCAATTTCAGGCTGCCATTGTTTATTTCTATTAGTATTATATTTGGCTCTAGTATAAATACTTTGAAACAATCTTTTTAAAAAACCATGTTCAGTATTTGCATACTTAAATTCTAAAGCTCTCTTGTAAACTCTATACTCTTCGGTTCCTTTAGGTGGTTGTCTCCTCATAATATATAAGCCCTATCAAAGTTCTTTGGATCTAACACATGTAATTCACGCTTCGCTCTCGTCGCTCCAGTATAGAATAATCTATGTAATTCATCTGGATCATGACTCATAGTTTCTAACGCTGCATTTGTAAGGTCCTGCATAAGCAAAACATTTTCTGCTTCACCTCCTTTTGCTCCATGTATTGTTGACATTATTATTCTAGGATTTTTATTTATTTGTTCGCCGTTAGCTCTCATATTACGAATGTAATTCTCTGTAACAGTATCTAAACCGTCAAAGGCCTCATACCAAACAGAGTCTGTAACTAAACCATGTTCAGCTCTACAATCTCGCATAAGATATTTTGTATCAGAATGTAAAGTTTTACCTGATCTAAAACCAGGCAATACACTTGCTCCTAAGTATTCATATATATTTTTTATTTCTACATTATTTAATTGAGAACCTTTACGCCAATGCTCCCAATTGTTTAGAGCCATAAGAAGTTTTAATGGCACTGAGTTAATTGATCTGTGTTGATAGTACCAACCCTGTAACTCGCATAAATCTTTTACATCATCAAGGAAATGATTGGCTGAAGACAAGACCAACCAGTTCCCCTTTGACATATCAACCTGAGTAACATCAGAATATCTTTTTAATTTTCCATGTTCAGCTCTAGGTTTATAATCTTTATCAAATCTGTTTTGTACTTTACTAATAATTTTTTGTGAGAGTTCGTGTATAGGTCCACCAGGTATTCTATAAGATTGATCTAATACTTTAATATCATTAACTTCTTCTTTTAAAGCTATGAAATGATCTACGTCAGCTCCAGCCCATTTAAATATTGCTTGGTCATCATCACCAGCTATGTAAGTTTTTTCTGCATTGTTCCATAATGACCTAACCATTTCCCATTGTATTAATGATAAGTCTTGTGCTTCATCTATAAACAAAGCTTTAAAGCTTGGTTTAGTTTCTTGTTTAATAAAATCTTCTAATAAGTCTGTAAAATCTTTTAATCCTTTTTCTTTTTTATATCTTTTTAATTCTTCAGATAATAAATAAAGTGTGTCTCTTTCTATATCTAATATGTTTTTTCTAGAGTCATAGTACTCTAAGAGATCCATACGCTTGACTCTTGCAGTATTCATGATGGTTAAGTATTCATTGTCAGAATTAAATGTACCATCGTCTGTAGAATATTTTGCTGTTTTAATAGGTATGCCTACTAACTTTCCAAATTCTTTATAATCTTCAGCAGTCATCATCTTTTCTTTTGTCATAGCTAAACGATTAAAAGCATAAGAATGTAAAGTTCTAAAGTTTTCTAAATCTTTTTCTGCATCCAGACCAAACTTTTCAGCTGCTCTAGTTGCTGCTTCTCTTGCTGCTTTTCTCGTAAAAGAAAAGTATCCTATTTGTTTAGGTCTTATCCCTTGTTGTATGAACTGATCGACTAAATTTAATAACGTTGTCGTCTTTCCTGTTCCGGGCGGGCCTAGTATTATAGTCTTCATATTTTCTTAACCTCCTTATTAATATATCTATTCTTGTTTCTAATAACTCGTTACGTCCTCTCTCTAAATCGTATCTTAACTTCCAATTAATCCCCAACTTGTTTATCTGTATCCCGTCATCCATAAAATAATCCTTTCTATTAAGTTTATTAATTTGCAAAACCATTTCTTCATTAGAATGCCTCCTGATGGTATTCTACTTTAGAAACAGCTGCTTCTGTTTGTTTCATTGTTTTTATCTTTATTAGTCTTGGTTGTTGTTTTTTTATTCTTACTCTTTCTTCTGATACAAAAGTATCTTCTAATCTTTTTAATAGATTACCTGTTTTAATTTTATCAATCTCCCAGTTATTCTTTTTTAAAAATGCATAGAAGTCGTCCATTCTAAAATATGTAAATTGTTTGTTCTCATCTGTAAAAGGTAATTTATTAAATACATCATCCATTGTTCTTGCGGACTGTCGGTTTGTAGTCCAGTCTTGTAATAATCCTGTAAGCTGATTCATTGGGTTTAAAGATTCTAATGGTTCTACTTCTTGTAAATTATTCATCATTGGTTTTAAAAAATGTTGTTTCCAATCTTTTGCTTTTGGTACTGGTACAACTAAGTTTGCTTGATCTAAGCACGCTAGTGCAAATAAAGGTGAGCTATATAACTGTTCTGTTTTTAATTCGATCCGCGTTCCGTCTACATCTAAGAACCATTGTGGTGGACTTGACTTGTATTTAGTAAGATTGCCTAGTTGTGGCATCTCCTCTTCACCAAATCCTACACCAAATCTTTTCGTTCTACACAAACCAGATTGACAGACCGCATTGATAGGAGCGTCTTTACATCTATACTTGTCATAACCTTTACGATTAACTGATTTAATTAATTGTTGGACCTCACTATTACTTAGTTTAGGTTCCATATGTTTTATATTAGCTTCTACAATTTTATCTTCCCAACTGTCTGGGTGTGCTTGTTTGTAATAAACTGCAATATTAAACAATGCATTATTTCTAGACCCCTCACCAAAACCAACTGATGCCAGTTTGTTTAGACAAGGAGGTCCAGCAGGAAAT